ATATTTCCCCCTCAGTTAACCTACCAGTATTGAGATCATAAAACAATTGGCAACCTACCCCTGTTAATCCTGCAAAGCGGTTCTTTAGTACTCTGACAGTGGTGGTATGCCGTATCACCATATCATCAGCCTGTCCATTCCTCTCTAAACCTATGACCATATCAGATAATTGACCAATTGCAGCAGTACCCCGCAGTTGTGCTAGGCTAGTTACAGCCCCATCCTCATGTCCTTGTGATGATGGTCGGCGGAGATGGGAGACAAGTATTAAACCCACGCCTGTCTCCTGTGTGAGCATTGCCAGCTTCGTCATAATCTCATCTAATGCTCGACGCTCATCATTATTCCTTTGATCACTTACGATAATACTTATGTGATCCAGGAAGATCCACTTACAATCAGAACCATTTGCAAGATTTCTTATAACACTTACAATAGTGCTTATATCTGCTGATCCCCAGCTATCATATAAGAATAATCTACCTGTACCTAGAGTAGAATCAAATGCTGATCGCATAGTGCCATCATCAACCTCTACTCCTGGTAGGTGTAATGGTCTGTTAACCTCTAATGAGAGCATATCTAAGCCTGTCTTCTTTATATTCTGCTCCATGAATAGTAAGCCTATGTTATCCTCTGTATCTTGTAAGAGGTGGTAGACTAGCTCCTTTATAAAGCTACTCTTCCCCAACCCAGTACCAGCAGAGATTGTTATAAGCTCCCCTTGTCTCATACCATATGTTAAAGTATTTAAATCCTCCCACGGGTAGGGTACGCATGGTGTGGTATCCTCTTCTGTGATGAGCTCCCATAGTGAGGAGCCTTCTACTATACCCTCTGGTGTATATGGTTTAGCACTCCACCACTTATCAATAAAATCTTTTCCCGCCCCCTTTATTAAATACTCATTGGCATCTTTAAGTGCTAGGCTCACTATACGAACTTTCTTGGGTGGTAGTATCTCTGCAACTTTATTAGAGGCGAGCCGTCCAGCCTCATCATTATCAAAGCATATAACTATGTGTTCAAAGTTATCCAGAAAATCAAGATTACTCTTTATACTTTTTAATGCAGAGGGTGCACCATCTCTAATAGAGACGACAGGGAATTTACTACCTAGCATTTCATAAGCAGCCAGGGCATCTAACTCCCCCTCTGTAATAGTTATATATCTACCAGTACCAAATAGTTGTTGTCCAAAGAGTGCGGTTGCCTTAGTTGGCGTACCCCCCCACTTGAAGATTTTATCCTGTCCTCTAATCTTTATAGCGACAGCCTCCCCCTCCTTACTGAAATAGGGTAGGTGGTAATCACCATTATTAGGGTCAACGGTGACACCATACTTCTCGCAAGTGTCCTTTTTAATCTTTCTCTTGGTTAGTGCGGTGAAGATTAAGCGGTCATTATTAGGCTCCATTCTGACTACTTTCTTTGCACCTTTATTATTGTTACTAATTAAGTTATTAATATCTACCTCCTCTTCTGGAATTATCTCATTACAGTTTATATGAAAACAGAAGAAACCATCTGTGTATTGAGCCATACTATGATGATCACATCTTGGACATAACAAGTTACTCTTTAAAAATACTCCTTTCTCATGCTCATTCATAATCCACCCTTGAAAAAGATGGGGTGGGTTTTACACCACCCCGATAATGTCAATGCACAAAATTTAAAACGGTACGTCTGTTTCAGCTTCAATAGGTTTAAAGGGGTTGTGATCCCATCCTTTCCCCTCATATGGGATATGCTCTACTACTTGAACTGCATTCAACCATTTGCCTAAACCATACTGGGCTGTAGCTGGATGCGCGTAGAAGCTTACATCTATATTAATGGTAGATCCATTACCAATAAGAGCACCATCCCAAGGCTCACCTTGACTATCAAATACCAGGGGTGCTGGAATGTCAGAACCCTTTCTACTTTTAGTCTTTCTCTTGAAGACAAAGCAATTCTCTGTACCCTTCTTAGGCTGTACTCCATTTGATGTGAGTGCCTCTTGAGTATCCTCATCAACCTCAAGTTCTACAGACCACAGTCCTTCTGGATTAAAGTCATCCACTTGTGGTTTAATTACCTTCGCCCATTTAGCGATCCCGCCTATCTGCATATGTTCTTGTGAAAATTTCATATTAGTTCTCCTAATTAAGTTGTTAATAAATAGTACTTTTATTACGTCTTTGTCTTTATATCATATAAGCCCTCCTTATTAAGTGGTTGAATTGCAATAGCTGTCTCCTCTATATCCTTTTTATTCAAGAAGTAACCCAGCCTATTTATATCTGTCTCTTCAAAATGTAATCGAGCTGGTACATATCTCCCCTTCTGTATTACCTCTTTGATTAGTTGTGGTGAGGTAACAATTAGATGGGTTCCAGTGTAGAAGATCCATCTATAACTCTTAGTGGTTTTCAATCCACTATTCCTCCCTCGAAAGTGTGTCTCAACCACCAATTTCCCTGTCTCATTGCTCCTTAAATCTACTTTTACCTCAATCCATTTATCAGGCGGGATGAAGATATCGCCTTTAGGTTCGTATCTATCCACTATTTTTGCATCTGGTAAGAAGACACGAACATAATCCAAAGCCACTCTCTCTCCCGCCTTTCCTACTATTAAATCTTCTTTGAACATTAGAACACCTTTATTAAAACACCTTTATTATATAATAATATTATTATTATAATAGTATTTTTCTATTCCTCTATATATATTATACCATTTTTTTCGATCAACTGCAAGACCTCTTTATCTTCCACATCTATATCATACTCATAAAGAGAATTTATACAGGAAGAACATAGCTCTTCTAGTTGTCCTGTATTCGGATTCTTGTAGTAAAGCTCTGTCTCTGTCAGTTTCGCATTACATGCCTTACATCTACTCATTAAGATTGATTGGTTTTGTCATACCGTTCCTCCTCTCTCTTCTATTTCCACCTTTAATTCTTTTAGCCTGTCAGCAGCAACAGGACGCTCGTTGACCATATATATCTCAATTTGACTATTAATTGCCTCAATCAATAGCCCAACTTCGATTTTATCCAAATCATATATGGAAGTGTAAGTCCTTCGAAACACTCTATCTCCTTTATCCATAATCATTTCATGTTCTCCGTTATTAATTGTGAGATGTCATCGGTAACGTTACTCCAATCATAAGTCTCATTCATATAGTGACAGACATGTTCCCAGACATCATCAGGCATTTCTGTCCATATGTATCGTTCCCACCAGTTTATAATCATACTCTCCTCATTAGACCAATCCACTTCTTTTTTAAAGTGTTCAACTATTTGTTTTGGTTTCATTTTCTATCCCCAGGGTCTTGAAGAACCCTTCCTTTGTAGTGTGTTGATTGTCTAATATCCTTAACTTTCTTATGTCGATGTGACATCGTAGTTGTTCAAGGAATTTGACCAGTCTATCATACCCAACTGTCGGTAAAGATGGTTTCACCTGTTCCCATTGCTGTTGTAGTACATTCAAAGAGGAGAGCAACAGAAAATAATCCTCCTCACTTATTTCACTTATTGTATACGTCTTCTCGTTAGTTATATTCATTATACCTCCTAAATCGGCTTGTATTGAGTTCTAAGACACCTTTATTAAATACAGGTACATGGTAAGGGGTAGAGAGTTGAATCAACCTAAGACTATTACAGTTAGGATGGTGGCTTTTCCTCTTCAATTCAATTTAAACCCTAACGATTCTTCCCATTCCATCTCTTCCAGTGCGCCCTCATAGTTTTCTATAAATGTTGGCTTTGTTTTTCTACTCTCATCTACCATTGCTAGTAGCCATGATACTTCTTCTTGGGGGTTATCACACTCTTCAAGGATCCAATCCGCCACTTTTTCATAATTGATTTGAGATGTGGGGCTGACAACTAACTCCTTCAGCTGAGATGATCCTGGCAATTGTTCAACCATACCTATTCTCATTCTTTCCAGCACCTCCGCATAGTTTTCTTTGAATGTTGGTGTTGTTTTCCCATCCCCCTCATCTAGCATAGCAAGTAACCAAGCTATTTCTTTTTGCGGATCATCGCACTCCATCTCAATGATCCAATATGCTACTTTTTCGTAGTTATTCATTTACTTTCTCCTTACTTAACAATCAAAGTTTGTTACTCATGATTAGGTCTCCCATTTTATGATTTTGGGAGTATCCAAGAACCAGTGGTCACTCGAACAGTCAGCGCAAGTCATGCTCCCGCCATGCTCGTCTGGATCTCCGTCCATCTCCCACTGTTGGCTTTCTACGTCCCAAACAAGGGCGACGTCTATCACGATATTGACAGACCCACAACGAGGACAGGCGCGATTAGTCGTGGTATGATCATTCATCATCTTTCTCCTTTTATGCAGCCCTTCTAACTTCTTCTAACATAGGAAGGATGGCTCGTACTTTCTCCTCTCTAAGTAGGATTACATTAGCTTTATTCTTCTCATTCTTAACCTTAGCATGTGTTGCCCAATCTGTCAAGGCATTTAGTACTGACCAGAGTGTTGCACCATCTTGGGATACATAATTAAGGAAGTTATGTGATAATCTTTTATAAAGTAATTTATTATCTCCTGCTATCTTATTGAATATTATATTAACTTTATCGGTAGAGATTATTGTTTTAGGATAATCTTTCCATACATGCATTGTCTGCATATAAATTCCCAATGCCTTTCTAAGATGATCTGTTGCAAGATCTATATCCAGGCTCTTGCTATGTCTTTTTTTATAGGTAGCAAAGCTATTACCTATCACCATGCCATTAAGACAGAGCATTCTAAAAGCACCTACCATACTACGAAATGTCCATGATCCATCATAACTATTTAGTACTGCTATCTGTAGTTGTAGGTCATCATTATCTTTAATACTGATAGTATGTTCTGGAAAGGTGTATTTCACTACTGTCCTGGCATTTCCATGTGATTGAGTTATATCTCTTTTTATTCCATCTGTATTGAGATTACTATTAATGATAGCCCGCTCAAATTGAGGTATGATAGTACTATTTGGAACTAATTTATAGTTTTTACCTACTACAGAGATTATTTTTCCAGTATGGGTATTTTCAATTGCTTTATGATTCTCAGCTCGTACCCCATTACTATTATATAATGCTGTACTATGTACTTCGTCAAAAGGCATATCATCAAATAAGTTTGGTGTGATGTTTCTCTTCCAACGGGTGTATTGTGTAGGTTCTTGATTTAAATGATTATGCACAACAATTTCTCCTTGTTAGTTCTTGAATTGCAACAGTTAGGACATCTGAAAGTATCTCACTATCTTCTAAGGATAGCAGGATTTTTGGGTAGTTATAAAAATACAGTTCAATGGTTCCTATATCATTGAGTGGGAGTGCTACCCTAATGTTAGAATCTTGATTTAAAAAAACAATTTCATCTTTTATAACTTTTTCATTGGAATTACTATCTCTTTTTTCCATTTTTTTTCTCCTTCAATTTCTCATCATTCAAAATGTTATACCATATAATAAGAAAAAGATCTCCTAGTGCAAGGCTACCGTAACCTATCACCAGGATTAATAATATTATTTCTATCATTTTGAATACTCCTTAGCTGTCGTAATTTGTTTTCCATGTCTTCTTCTTCATCAAAATACGGGTTTAAATAAACATCATCTGCAAGTAATTCTGCGCTGGAGGGTAATAAATTCCAGTGGTTAAATTCGTCAACAAGATCATAAATTTTAGTCACTTCAATTCTCTCCTTCTTTTGAATGTTTCCTGTTTGGTGATATCCACGGGTCTAATTCCTTCTCGTATTTTATATACTCCTCTGGAGTTAGACATTCCTCATGTATCTTCTCATCTTCCCAATCAATATCGCAATCCAGACTAATCGGTTTATTGCATCTATCACATTCATACTCCATACATTCTGGACAAGCCCAACCATCATACTCATCATCGCTGGCTGGTATCCTATTCACAAACCTGCCAGAGCCAAAGGAGGTATCCTTAAAGCAAAAAATACATTTATCTCCTATATCTTTATTCATATTGGTATTCCCCTTAGTAACAAGTATCAAAATAATGCCCTTCTGATTCGCAGTAGTTGTAGTTTTGCATTATGTCACGCGTCGTTCCTTCCCAGTCAATATGGATGTAACTAGGCAGGTCACCAATATCCCACATGTCATCTACCCAGTTTATAGCAAAGTCCTTATCGCTCGACCACTCACCATGATATGCTTCTTCTATCTTGTCATAGGGGATACTCAAAGCAGCTCCTGCCAGAAATACTTCTGGGTCAAGGTGTGAGGTTTTGACAGCTTCCATGTAGTCAAAAAAGTCTTCATCAAAGTGACATTCAGATATAAGATCATCTGGAATCCCCTCCCAATCCTGGAACATTAATTCTGGATCATGCTCATCAGCGTGGAGTTTTTTACATGCAGCATAAAATTCCTTAGCATCTAAGAAGTCATCGAGATCAAGCCAGTCACCAGAAAGATCTCCATGATTATATTTTTTGTAAGTTCCCACATAGATTGAAGCCGTCATTTCGATTCTCCTTTCCAAATTGTAATGTTGTTCTCTTCATTATTCAGATTCCTTTTTGTCTGCGAACCAATCAATCGACCATTCTGCACTATTCACGTAATGTCCGACTCTGCCATCTTCCAAGTCTTTCTTCAACGCTTCCACGATATCCATAGGGTCGTAGCCGAAGCCGGGAAACATATCAGATTTAAATTTTACTTTAAACGCAACTTCCCATTCTGGAGCAGGAATAATCGGCATCATCACTTCTTCTTCTTCTTTGGGTAGATTGTTCATAATTTCAATTCTCCTTGTTGTTGACCATCAGTTTAAAAAATTTTTCGCACCTTTATTATCAAACCCCCTGTTGAGGGTTAAAAATTTACAGTTTTCAAAATATACGAGAAGTCATTTTCATCACTCCTCAATGCTATTAAGCGAATGTAATCAATAAGTTAGAAAGTCTTTTGACACCTTTATTACCAATTCCTCGGCGCTGGATCCATTTTGTTGCGGTGCACAATATATGTTGCGGTGCACAATACCCTGAGTATGTTGCGGTGCACAATACCCTTGAGTATGTTGCAATGCACAATGGTATATTGCGGTGCACAACACCCCGTTTATGTTGCAATGCACAACACCCTGTGCATGTTGCGGTGCACAATGTAATCACTAGATAATGTGGATAGCTCTATTTAGCTCTGTATTGCGATCTAACGATAGTTCAGTAAAAGGGTAGTAGATACAAAAGGGTATTTGTTAAAATGCGCTTACGAGGCTCCTGGCTCCATTTAAGGGGTAAACCTGCAGCAACTCACCCCGTCGCTCCCTGACCCATAAACAGAGTGCCAAAAAAAAGCCCCTAACTAAGTAGGGGCAGAAAATACTTAAGTAGGGGTTTAAGCTACTTTGAGCTTCTCTAAAACAGATGGGTCAAAACCTAGCACTCTTGAAGGGATTGAACCAAGAGCGTTGGGTTTCCAAGTCTCTCCGAAATTTTTGACGTAATCATCTTGGGCAAGGTTGAATAATTCTTCAACATTTTCCCGCCGGAGTTGCAAGACTGTGAGCTTTTCTGCTTCGCTTTCCTGTTGCCGAAGCGTTGCACTCTCATCATGTAGTCGGGAGAGTATTTTCCTCTCAGTCTTAACCATTGATGTGCTGAGGATGTAGTGGAGGGCAGAACAGACCGATCCCGCAAGAAACTCACTGACCCAGTATTTGACTTCGTTGTCCTCTTCCCATGCCGTAGGCGCAAAGAAGGATTGTAAAAGCGGGACGTCAAAGTTGAAAGGATTTGCTGTGACTCTTGCTTCTTGGACGGTCAGAATGTCGGCGCTCTCTAGTGTTGGAAATGTTAACATGTTGTTGCTCCTTAGTTATGTCGGGATCAGGATAACCCCGACGGTTGAAAATCATAATTACTTTTGGTTATATTCGGAAAGGTCTTTGATCATTGATTTCTCTAGAGTATCCCAAAACGAATACCGATAGTTTTCGTAAGGGTTACCGTATGTCTGAACAAGTCTAACCGCTTTGTTGAAGGCTTCACCAATAATCCAGAATTGTTGTTCTTCCATACAATCTTCGATCAGCCTGATAACAACTTGTTCTGACGGCGGATAATCTTCATGCTGGTCTTGCTGATGATCCTGTTTCAAAGCCTCCTTAAAATCAAAAAAGTCAGATTTCACTTCGCGAAGAAACTCGTTAAAATCATGATTTAATCTATCAATATCTATACTATTTTTCATTAGGTTTATCTCCTAGAGGTTGGATGAAAAGGGTAAAACGCGCGTGACGCTAGCACAATCTTAACCAATTGGCAACGACCCCTAAATACTTAATTACGACATACCGGTTCGTATGTTGCAACGCACAATGGATATGTTGTGATGCACAATACTGATGGGTATGTTCCAATTCACAATATGTTGCACTGCACAATCCGCCCATATCCTATTGCCAAACCTATCAATATCTCAGGGGAGCATAGAGCGTATTGTCGCCCCTATGCTCTTATCCTCTACATTCTATACCGACGCTAACCTAGCCTCAGGAGAGCATAAGACCACAATCACACTTACATTCTCTCCTATTTTCCGGTGATGGGTCGTTCCGCGTTAGCGGTATAAGGGGTTAGTGTAGTATTAAGCCTACGCGCTGGGGTTGCGCGTAGACTTTAAGGTTTTGACGTTGACGTTGTCGTTCCGCGTTAGCGGTATAAGGGGTTGACGTTGTCGTTCCGCGTTAGCGGTATAAGGGGTTGACGTTCCGCCGGAGGCGGTAAAAAGACTACACGCTTGCGTGTAGACCTTTTGGTGTTGACGTTGCCGTAGCTGTTGCAAGTGGGGAGAGGTGTATGGAGAGTGGATGGGTCCCCCCTGCACTATCTATGAAGGATAAAGGAGTCTCTAAAGGGGGACCCATCCACTCTCTATACACCTTGCCCCGCTTGGAGATAGCTCCTCTGCACATGGGAGGTAGTTTTGGGAGGGGGTTAGTTTCGGAAAGGGGTATTTTTAGGGTTTTTTAAGTAATATATGTAATATTACTTTACAATCTCTTAAAAATATGTTATAATATAAGTAGTAGTAAAGAAAAAATAGAGAGGGTCGCTTGCATCGCAATATGATTATTATCTTCCAAAACCTACCTCCCACCACTCCACTTTTTAACAGAGACAGAAAAGGATATAATGATTATGACAACATTAGATCAGTTATTAGAGCCGACAAAGCCTGTCTCTAAGAGTACTATAGAGAGCAGATCAGCCCCTGTAAGTTTTTCTCCTGTAACGCGGGTTAATGGGAGCGAGGCAGAGAAGGATAATAATGATGATCATAATAATGATGATAATAATGATCATAATAGGGATTCTAGTGGTAGGTTAGTTAAGGGTCATGGGGCTGGTGGTAGACCGAAGGGTGTTAAGAATAAGATGACGGCGATTGCTACTGCTGTCTTATCGGATAGTACTGGTGCTATTGTCAAGCGGTGTGTTGAGCTTGCGTTAGAGGGTGATCCTGCCAGTATGAAGATTTGCATGGATCGTATTATGCCTGTAGGCAGGGGGACGAAGCTTGCGGGAGGGGAGGGGATCTCGGTTAACATTATAGTAGATCAGATAAAGGATATAGAGGGTTCTGTCTTGGAAGAGGCTGTTTAGTGGCGGATTTACAGGTAAACCTACATCCTGCACAGCTTGAAATCTTCCGTTCTGATGCTAGGTTCAAGGTGGTGGCGGCGGGTAGGAGGTTTGGAAAGAGCAGGTTAGCGGGGTGGTTATTGTTAATCTCCGCCCTCAAGAGTAAGGATAAGGATGTTTTTTATGTCGCGCCTACCTTTCAACAGGCGAAGGATATAATGTGGGGGATGTTGAAGGAGCTAGGCAAGGATGTCATAGCTGCCGCACATGAGAATACTGCTGTACTAACCCTAATAAATGGAAGGAAGATCTATTTAAAGGGTTCGGATAGACCAGACACATTACGGGGTGTGGGTCTGTCTTATCTCGTATTAGACGAATATGCCAGCATGAAGCCTGCGGTGTGGGAGCAGATACTCCGCCCCACACTGGCAGATGTTAAAGGCTCCGCCCTCTTTATAGGAACACCGGCGGGTAAGAATCATTTTTATGATCTATATATAGCCTCGATGGAGGAGGATGATTGGGAGCATTTCTCCTATACCAGCCTGGATAATCCCATGCTGGATCCGAATGAGATAGAGAATGCGAGAAAGAACATGTCCTCTCAATCCTTCAGGCAGGAGTTTGAGGCGAGTTTTGAGAGCTTTACAGGCGGAATATTTAAAGAGGAGTGGATTTTATATGAAGATAAGCCTCGCGGAGAGGGTTCGTACTATATGGCAGTTGACCCTGCTGGGTTCGAAGACGTTGCTAGCTCTACTGGTATTAAAAATTCAAGATTGGATGAGACGGCTATCGCTCTGGTACATGTCTCCCCAGAGGGTTGGTTTGTTGACGAGATTAAACATGGTCGCTGGGGGATTAGAGAGACTAGCCTACAGATTCTACGCTTGGCTCAGAAGCATCAAGTCATGGCTGTGGGGATTGAGAAGGGATCGTTAAAGAATGCCTTAATACCCTATCTTGAGGATCAGATGAGGAGGATGGGGGTTTACCCCAACATCATCGAGGTCACTCATGGTGGGAAGAAGAAGACGGATCGTATTACATGGTCATTACAGGGCAGGTTTGAACATGGGAGGATACTATTGAAGAAGAATGAGAAGTGGAATAAGCCTCTGGTAGATCAATTACTAGACTTTCCCAACCCCCTCTCCCACGATGATCTACCCGATGCCCTATCATATATTGATCAGGTAGCTACTACAGATTATGCACAGGCATTTCAGGTGGATGATTGGGAGCCAATAGATGCAATTGCAGGTTATTAGAGGAAATTATGCCAGATAAGATAAAGATAGCAGATAAATATTCCGCATTAGCCTCCTGGGTGGGTACTCGCGTTGAGGCGTGGGTTGACCATCGGGACAGTAATTACAAGGAGAAATGGGAGGAATACTACCGACTTTGGAGGGGTATTTACTCCACACAGGATAAAACCCGTCAATCTGAGAAGAGCCAGCTCATCTCCCCCGCACTAACACAGGCTATTGAGGGTACTGTTAGCGAGTTAGAGGAGGCAACCTTTGGTAAGGATCAATGGTTTGATATGGTTGATGATCTTAGAGATCAAAATCCTACAGATTTATACCAATTACGCCGACAACTAGCAGAGGATTTGGAGCGTGAGGGGATCAAGAGTGCGATAAGCACCGTCTTCTTGAACGGAGCATTGTATGGTACTGGGATTGGCAAGATAGTACTCCAAGTTAAGACGGAGTATACTATTGGAGAGGCTCCTGTAGGGGAGACTTATGTCATGGATAGAGTACCTATACCCCAAGAGTATATCTGTTGCAAGTTAGAGCCTATCGCCCCATTTAACTTTGCTATAGATCCCACAGCAAAGGATATTGAGAGTGCATTGGGGTGCGCTCACATACTAATCAAGCCTCGACATAACATAATAGAGAATATAAATCAAGGTATTTATAGGGATGTCGCCATTGGAAGCCACTCTGATGAGGTTGACATCATGGAGGGGGAGCTTACTGAGCCTCAAGAGGTGGATGATAAGGTAAAAATTACAGAATATTATGGCTTAGTTCCCCGCAAACTGCTGAAAGGTGCAGATATGCTGGGAGAGTTAGATGAGGATGAGGGTGATGATCTGGTTGAGGCAATTGTTACTATTGCTAATGATGATACCGTTTTAAGAGCAATCGAGAACCCCTTCCTTTTAAGTGATAGACCCTTTATAGCCTATCAACATGACACTGTTCCCGACAGATTTTGGGGGAGGGGTGTTGCCGAGAAGGGGTACAACCCTCAAAAAGCTTTAGATGCAGAGTTACGCGCCCGAATAGACGCTCTCGCCCTCACCACCCACCCCATGATGGCGATTGATGCGACTCGCTTACCGCGAGGTAGCAAGTTCGAGGTAAGAGCGGGGAAGACTATTTTAACTAATGGTGATCCGCGCTCAGTACTCATGCCGATAAACTTTGGCAACACCTCACCCCAATCTTATACTGAGTCTGCGGAGTTAGAGAGGATGATCCAGATGGGTACTGGGGCTATGGATTCTCAGGTAGGTACGGCTAGTCAGCCGAGAAATAATACTGCGAGTGGGATGAGCATGATGATGGGTGCGAGTATTAAGCGACAGAAGCGCACCCTGAGCAATTTCCAAGAGAACTTTCTAGTACCACTAATAAATAAGTCGGCTTATCGTTACATGCAGTTCGATCCAGAGCGATATCCAGCCGGGGATTATAAATTTAAGGCGTATAGCACTTTAGGGATAATGGCGAGGGAGTTGGAGATGTCACAACTTATTCAACTACTCTCATTTGTACCACCTCAATCACCTGTCTTCATGGTACTGTTACGAAGTATTTATGAGACAAGCTCCCTATCGAACAGGGAGGAGGTACTCGCCACCCTACAGCAGATGCAACAGCCTAACCCACAACAACAGCAGATGCAACAGCAAACACAGATGTTGGATATGGCTGAGAAGCAGGCGAAGGTGCAGAAATTACAGGCAGTAGCTATGAATCAGATGGGTGAGGCACAGAAAGCACCAGTTGAGGCGGAACATCTTGAGTCTGAGATCGCACTTAACATGGCGAAGGCAGTTGAGGCAGGATATAACACAGGATTAAAGTCGGCACAAGGTAACAATAAATAATAGGGTGGGGTAATGGTTATGGATATTGATACCCGGCGGTTTTTTGATGAGCGTTATGCTCTGTTTGAGACGGATGGTTGGCGTACCCTTCTTAATGAGGAGGTTAAAACGCTAATTGAGGCAAATGAGTCTTTGTATGATATTACTGATATAAAGACTCTATATATGCGTAAAGGCGCACTTCAAGTTCTTAACTGGTTAGCGAATTTGGAGGAGCTTACACGCAATACTGAGGTAGATGAAGTAGGGGAGAACGTATAGAGCGCCCCATTTTATATACCTCCTAATCTATTCTTTAAATGTTTACATCGGAATAGTACAGGAGAGATTATATGGCAACTGTAATTGTTGATAATGAGGAAGTAGTACCAACACAGTACGAGGAAAAATCACAAGCTGAACTAGATTCTCTGGAAAAGGCGGTAGGCACACCCCGAGAGGCAACTGGAGGGGGAAATGTACCGGATGCAATAGCAGAGGTGGAGGAGGAGGAGAGTTTTGAAATACCTTCTAAGTTTAAAGGTAAGACTAAGAAGGATATATTAGAAAGCTACTCAAATCTGGAGCAGGAACTTGGGAGAAAGGGTCAGGAGATTGGCGAGTTACGCCAGTTAACAGATACCTTCCTTAGAACACAGTTGGAGAATACTAGATCTCAACAACAAGAAGAAGGACAGGAAGAACTAGTTAGTGAGGTAGATTTTTTTGAAGATCCAACCTCGGCAGTATCAAGGCTTATTGAGGATCATCCAAAGTTCAGAGAGATGGAGGCTGTATCCAGAAAGAGTAAGAATGATAGTGCGCTTAATAATCTGACAAATAAACATCCAGATTATCGACAGGTTATCACTGATGGTGACTTCCAACAATGGGTCCAGGAAAGCCCTATAAGATCACTCCTCTTTACAGAGGCTAATGATAATTATAGTGTTGATGCAGCGGATGAGTTGTTAAGTACTTGGAAGGCTTTGAATAATATTGAGCGCACCCAAGAGGTAGCGGAACTTAAACAGGCAAGGCAGAAGAAGTCTTTAAGGGCGGCACACTCAGAGGTTGCAACTGGTTCCAATCCGTCAGGCGGTAAGTTTTACCGCAAGGAGGATGTAATACGGTTGAGAATAAACGACCCTGATAGATATGATGCTCTCTCTGATGATATTTTAAAAGCGTATGCAGAGGGGAGAGTTCGATAGTTAACATTAATTTAAAGATAGGAGATATAAAATGGCAAGTGGTGCAATAGGCACTAATCATCAAACGACTACTACAGCCGCGAATTTTATTCCAGAGCTATGGTCGGATGAGGTTATTGCAGGATATAAAAAGAACCTTGTAGTTGGTAATCTTGTTTCTAAGATTGCACACAAGGGGAAGAAGGGTGATACAATTCATATCCCCAAACCAACCCGTGGATCAGCAACGGCTAAAGCAGCTAATACTGCTGTATCAATCCAAGGCGACACCCACTCAGTGGTTGATCTCAGCATTAATAAGCATTATGAATACTCTGTGCTTATTGAAGACATTACTGAGGTTCAAGCATTAAACAGCCTCCGTAGGTTCTATACGGATGATGCGGGTTACGCATTGGCTACTCAGGTTGACTCTGACCTAATTGATTTAGGAGAGGGTTTACAAGGTGGTACGACTACTGATGGTAGTTATACAAAGGCTTATATTGGCTCTGGTACTACTATTTGGACGGGCGGTAATGAAGCAGA